CCTTGGTGACCGTCAAGTTGTTTGAGACCAAAACATTTTCAACCACTTCGAGATCCTTGGTCACCGTCAAATTATTAGACACGTAGATATTATCAGTGACTACCAAATCTTTGGTCGCATACACATTCTCGGTGACTACGAGATCTTTTAATACGTGAACATCGTTATTAACAGTCAAGTCTTTGGTAACGACCAAATTGTTAGACACGTACACGTTTTCGGTGACGGTTAAGTCCTGAATGACATAGACATTGTCGTTGACAGTTAAATCCTTGGTGACCGTTAAATCTTGAGTCACGTAGACATTTTCATTGACCGTCAAATCCTTGGTGACCGTCAAGTTGTTTGAGACCAAAACATTTTCAACCACTTCGAGATCCTTGGTCACCGTCAAGTTGTTCGAGACCAAAACATTATCAGTGACTGTTAAATCGTGAGTCACGTAGACATTGTCGTTGACCGTTAGATCCTTTGTGACCGTCAAATTGTTCGAGACCAAAACATTTTCAACCACCTCGAGATCCTTGGTGACCGTCAAGTTGTTTGAGACCAAAACATTTTCAGTGACCGTCAAGTCTTGAGTGACAAAAACATTGTCCTTCACATGCAAATCTTGTTCGATGTATGTATTTTCATAGACAATTAAATTACCATTTAGGTCTGTCGCGCCTTTCACATACAAAACATTTGACGCGACATCGTCGACATACAAATTGGATCCGACATCCAATGTATGCACCGGATTCGTATTGATGACACCCACATTTGACTGTGTGACTAAGTAACCATATATGTGAGCCGTGATTGGGTTCGCCGTATTAGCCGTAAAGGATGTGTGATCCGCCGACGATTGTGTATGAGCGAAAATAAGTTCGTCATTCTTGTATCCCACGACGACATTCGATCCTTGATGATCCAACATAATACCGACATCGGCCGTTGTGTTACCTTTGCCGACTTCAATGATCGCATCACTGATTCTAAGATTCTGTGATTCTATGACCGTTAGTTGTCCTTTCACATCCAAATTACCTTGAATTTCTACACCACCAGTCACACCCAAAACAATTGAACCGGTATCATCCACCCAAAGATTGGAACCAACATCAAGTGTGTGGATGGGTTCTATATTTGATATTCCGACATTACCAGTCGTAATCAAAGAATTTAGCCCCGTGAACTGTATGGTGCTCGTAAAAGTATTCCCAATGTTTGCATAAAAGTCGACTACTTTCGGTAGGACATTTGGTTCATCTATGTTTGTATTTACAATCTCTTTCGTTGCTGGATCATAACCTAAAATTTTAGTATTACCACCGGGTGCCTCTCGTAGTGGTGTCATATAAAGTGATCCTGGTGTTCGAGCTGATATAGGAGCGTTCGAAGCATTGATCACAATTGTATTCTCGGCCTGATCGTCTGTTGCATGTCGTCCCAACCTGACTTTGGTCGACCGATCAATAGTGCTCAAGTTCTTCACCATTTATATAAGTCTGCATTTTAATTGGCATAGAGAAGTCCCGCTACTCCATTCGATATCTTGAGTATGTTATAGTTTACCGCGTATATTGGATCTTTTATGGGTAGACTTTCACTGAATATCTGCGCGCTATCGAGACGACTAAAATTAAGTGTTCCGGTAGGTTGCGTTAAACTCGTTGTCAAACAAAAACAAAACAGAAAGAAATCTGGGGACGTGACAAAGTTTGTATGGTAATAATTCATGACTTCAATAAAGTGAGGACGAGCCCACTTGAAACCATCAATGTCTACCCCATTTATTGTCACTTTGACCTTGTTATCATAGGATGTGAGCGCGCTATAATCACTTGTGTTTGAACTTGCAATGTATTTCACCGGGTGATTGAAATGAAGATCTTGGATGAGTTCATTACTTGGAATATTCTTTTGCACTTGGAAAATAAGCATTTCGTGATCACGACTGGCAACGGTACCTCGTTCTTCGTTATCCAAGTAGTAATAGTTGCTATAGGCTGACCATTTATAATTTTCAGCTTCGGGTCCCCAATGAATTCGTATCTCGATGGTGTGATAATTTAACGCAACCAATGGTAATGCGTTTTGTGGACTTTCACAAAAGAAGAAACGAAGAGGATAAAAATAGGACCGAGCACTTGAACCTGGATGAGGTCCGTTAGAACTCTTTGAAACATTGTTAGCAAATGTATCAATGGCAATCTTTTCTGTGAAGATTGAATCTTGTGTATCAATGACTTGACCACCGATCAAAAGTTCGACGTAATCAATGAGTTTGGTCCAATCTGGGTGGTCCAAAGCGGCATTATTATCATCGATTGTGAAATAGGTATACCCCAAAAGGTCTCCCGTTTTTTCAAAACGAATTGTAGACATGGAATTACCATTCACAGCCCCTTGTATTGTCTGTTTTTCGACGGTCTGTGAAAAGTTGGAATGTCTTTTGAACGTCGAACTGAAAAATGATATTTCGGGCTTTCCCATAATATGTTCATCTTGAGCGCCAACGGCGATCAGTTTTACTATACCAGATGACATATTTACAATAAGGAAAGGTTTAAATTAAGTTCGACTTTCTGCACACAAATCTAAGAATTAAAAAATTATTACCTGCAGAACTGATGATCGTGTCACCGTTCTCATCTCGAATCGTGATTGCGAGTCTATCCAATTTACGAATCGGATCCAAGTACTGCTGAGCAACGAGATAATCATCCTTGAATGAAATCACCTGATTACCACTTGTCGCCACACTGTCGCTCACCAAAGACGCGAATGAATTTCGCAAAATGGAGAGTCCCGGTTGAGAAGACGTTGACAATGGGGGATCTTTCATCGCCCTGTCAGAAAAATTACTATCAAGTTCTTCGATTGAAATATAACAATGTTCGGTGCTGTACACTGTATTAATACGAGCCCCGACGAGACGAGCTTGAACAATGTTACGAAGAGGTGTATTCAAATAAGCAGTGAAGCTATTCGCGCTTGATTGTCCAATCGTATCCACCGTAATCGTATGGTATTCATACTCGGAATCGGGAATTTCAAGTCTAACGGCAGACACCGACGTCATTTACAGTACACTTAGATTAAAGATCCGCCAATCCCACCGACAATCGCGTAATTGGCCTGATCACGCACGAATTGTTCAGACTTGCAGAGACCACCGGGTGTTAAAGCCTTTGTGTACGTACTCCCCTCCTTTGTGTGACCTGGGGCACACTCGAGCTTGTATTCGAGTTCGAATAACGAACCCTCGTTGACCGGTTCAATATCAATCGGTCTGGGCTGGTAATAGCTGACGGCCACACGCTGGATCAGGAAGAGAATAGTCACGAGGCTGATCACGATCAGGGTGATATTGCGGTTGAACTTCATTTTATTACTAACTAATATTTTTTATAAAGTGCGTTAAAGATACTAGTTTAGTTTCATTATAAAGAGTAGATGGACGAAGAGATTATCCTCGATCGTGGTGATACCGAAATCCTGAAACTTGATGAAAATGAACAGGCCCTGATGGATGAAATCCAAATTTCTAGACCGGCTCGACAACTACCGCGTCGAAGACCCACACCCATACAACAACGACCAGTTATACAACAAGAGGAGATTGATGCGTTTGCTAACCCAGGTAAACAATCAGCGCCTCCGAGACAAATGGCAGAAGAAATTGATTACGGTGAACAAGAACCATACTACGACGACGAAGATGATGCTCCAGTCTATACAGAAGAACAACCTACGAAGGGATATACATCAATCGACGAAGAGAAGGCGGATCTTCTCAATAAATTGAATCGATTAGACAAGAAGGGTGTTTCGGTCAACAAACGACTTAATATGTATTCTGGTATCGATGATATTCGTACAGAAGTGAAGCGAATCACATACGGTATCGAAGTTGATCAATCGATCAAATTTTCTCGACGCATGTTGGTGGCATGTGTGACTGGTCTTGAATTTTTGAATAAACGGTACAATCCATTTGAGATCCAACTTGAGGGGTGGTCTGAATCCGTTATGGAAGGTGTCGAAGACTATGATACCGTGTTTGAAGAACTCTACGTCAAGTATCGAAACAAGGTCAATGTCGCACCAGAAGTCAAGCTCATCATGATGCTTGGTGGTTCTGCGATGATGTTCCATTTGACGAACAGTATGTTCAAAGCCGCAATTCCAAACATGAATGACGTGTTGAAGCAGAATCCGGATCTTGTCAAGAATATGATGTCTGCAGTTCAGAATACGACGATGTCTCAGGAATCACCAAGTGATGGATCCTATGAAATGCGAGGTCCAGGCATTGATATTTCAAGCATGATGGGTGGTATCATGATGCCCCCACCTCCGCCAATGAACACGAAACCAATGGAATCTATTCGCGAAGATCCACCAATGATTGATGACGATGCAGTCTCGGATATAGTATCTGTGTCAGGAGAATCCACGGGTGGTGAACTTAAGGAAGTCAATATTGGTGGTTCCGGCTCCAAGAGAGGCAGAAAGAAGAAGACCGAAATTAATCTGTAGATATAATATAAATGATAGGTTGCTGCCCTCTTGAGGAAGAACCGGTCGCTATACCCAGACCAAGACGGGTCGTAGCGAGTCAAAATAAGCCCAAGACGGCTGAAGATACAGAATGTAATTACGTTGTTATGTTCTTTATCGTGGGTGTATTAACACTCGCGTTAATGGACACGTTAGAAAAGTAAAATCGTTTTTGCCATGTTTTTCGTAAAAGCATGGGAAAAATGACTATCGTTCACTCAATTCCTTGATGGCTTCGATCAGAAGACCGATCATATTACCATACGCGACGGAGTACATTGTTTCCTCACTTCCGTGTACAGCTTCTGGAAGCACTTCGAGAACTTCTTGTGCGATGACACCCGTGGATTGTCTACTACTTTTCATGAATGTGTAACCAGAAAGCTTCTTGACTTTTTCTAGAGCATTTTCGATTGGTTTTATGTCAGTTTTAAGGCGTCTATCAGAATACGCAGTGACGTCTCCCCCGGCTGTGATAGCACCTCCGGCCTTCAAAGTCCCTCCAAAGGAACCGTTATTAGACACAGTCAGATTGCTACCCATTGTAGCCGCACCCGCGGCCTGTAAAGTCCCTCCAAAGGAACCATTTTTAGTCACAGTCAGATGGCTACCCATCGTAGCCGCACCCTTGGCCTGCAAAGTCCCTCCAAAGGATGCATTCGAACTGGCCGTGAGCGTGCCTGCGACGTCTGTGTTGCCGCCAAAAGAGGCTGTACTACCCGTACTTACTGCACCCGCAGCCTTCAAAGTCCCT